ATATTACCAAGGAAGTATCGTCTAAGGATGCTAACGAGCAGACAGAAGCAAAAGACGACGATGACCTCCCGCTTAACCCCCACTTTGCCGATAAGCCCATCTCCGATAAACCTGAAGGTGACGATTCCGAAAAGGGGGTCTCAAGCTGGAAAGAGATCAAAAGCGAAATGAAAAAAGCCCGCGAGGAGCGGGATCGTCTCAAGGCCGAATTGGACGCCACCAAAGAAAAGGTGGGTAAATACGAGGGTGAAACGGTCAAGACCCTTCAGGAAGAACTGGAAGGCTACAAAACCCGCATGGCAGAGCTTAATCGCGAGCTAAAGACCGCAAACTTTGAACGAAGCCCCGAATACGTCGAAACCATCAAAAAGCCTCTCACCGGCCTTCAGGGCGATTTGAAAGCTATTGCAGAAGCCAATGACGCCGACTTCTCTAAACTCTGGCAAGCCCTAACAGAGCCAGATGCCCGCAAGCGTATCGACTCTCTGGAAGACCTGACGGCGGACTTCAAGCGCATGGAGCAGTTGTCCATCGTCAAGATGGCCGATAAATACCATGAGTTGGCCCAATACCATGAGCGGTTCCAGAAAGAGGCGGAATCCCTCGCAGAGGCCGAAAATGCTCGTAAGGCCCAATCCGAGCAGGAGTTTATTGAGAATGACCTCCGCCTCCAGAAAGCCTTTACAGCCAAGACATGGACAAATCTGGAAGACCGCTACAGCTTCCTCAAAGAAATCGACGGGCAGGATGATTGGAATAGCCACATCCGCGCAGCCAAGAAGAATGCTGCCGAGACAAATCTGGATCGTTTGAGCGTCGAAGACCGCAGTGCCATCCTCGCACGGGCAGCAGTAGTCCCCTTCCTTGAGAGCGCCATTAATCACTATACGGCCCAGACCGAAAAATTAAGCGCCGAAAAAGATGCTAAGATCAAAGAACTCCAAACCCAGCTAGAAGGTCTAGTCGGGGCCACCCCCAGCTTGGGCAAGGCCACCGAAACTGATGTTAGCGACGATGATGAAGATGTTGATAGTCTGATGAACTTTGGCAAAACGATTCTTGGTCGGCGCTAAAATTATGCTATTGACAAATTTGTGCAAATGTAATAGTTTGCACCCAAGACTGAAGTCTGAGTTGGTCGCAGACACCTCGCTGGCGGGTTAGCGCCTTCAAAATTTGTAGCCGTAAATCTCTGGTCGCGGCCCAGAAACTCAACCGATAGATGGGCATTCTATGCCCTGAAATCAAACCTAACCCTTAAATCAAATAAAATAAAATATTATGTCAGCACAAACTGCTACTACTTGTGAGGCCATCAATGATAATTTCCAGCGCGAGACTGGACGTATTGCCCTTGGCACCCATCGCTTGGGTCTGTATAAAGACCCTTATCTGCGTTTTGTTACGCAGTCCGCATTCCCCGACAACATGGGGAAAACCATCACCAACACCATCGCCCAGCGCACGGTTGCCACAGGCAGCGGCTGGGAGGAAATCGGTGTGACGGGTGAGTCTGGTCAGGACAACTCCTGCTTGGCTCCCGTCAAGAAAGTCGGCTACGCCTTCGATCAGAAGACCTTTTCGCTCCGCCATCAGGCGATTGAGTCGGATTGGATCTGCTTGGAAGACGTTCGCACTTCGGCTTTCCCGATTGACGATGTCAACAACTACATCAAAATCTTGGCCGACAACGTCAACGTTGAGTGGATCAAGCGTTATGATGACGATTACTATGCCACGGTGACCAAGATCTCTGTCGAGGCTGGCCTCGCTGAGACCGCTGGTTCCACCTTTGGCTCCCTGCCGAATCCTACCTCCGTCCTCACGGTTGGTGTCCTTCGCGAACTCTATGACCGCCTCTACCAGAACAACGCTGGTGATGACGGTGATGCGGTGACTGATGACGGTTCGCCTGTGTTCAACGTGTTTGCCGAACGCGCCACGATTGAGAACCTGATCAAGCTCAACGAAGATGTCCGTCAGGATATCCGTTACAGTGATCGCGTTAACGATCTGCTTGGTGCCAACGGCTCCTCGCTCCTGCCCAAGAAGGCTTACGGTGGATTTGTGTTCCACAGCCGCCCGTTCCCGAAACGTTTCAACGATGACGGATCTGGTGGTTATACCGAAGTTGCCCCGTATATCGCTGCCTCTGGCGCGGTCAAGGGAACGAAGTATATCATCAACCCCGCCTACAAGGCTGCGAAGTATACCTCCACGGTTATCTTCCATCCGAAGGCCGTTGAGTGGCTCGTCCCGAACCCGAACCTCAAGGTTGGCAAGCTTGTCTATGATGCTCAGAACTATCGCGGAGACTTCCGCTGGATCAACGAGTACGACAAGAATTGCAACCCTGACAAAAACAGCGGTTACTGGCGGGCAAAGATGGCCTGTGCGGCGAAACAGATCTTCCCTGAGTTTGGGTATTATCTGCTTCACTTGCGCTGCAATCTGGCTGGCGACCTCGTCGCTTGCCCGTCTGGCGCAGGCTACGGCTACCTCGCGTAATTAGTTAGTCTCTATTCATCAAGGCTTGCCTTGGAGTAAAATCTAAGGCAAGCTCTATGAGGAGAGAATAACTATTATGAAATTAACTATACCGACCGATTATACCTTGCCTGAAGATGTTGCTGATGGCGACACCTTTGAAGAGCTTGTGACCTTCCGTGTTGACGGAGATTCGCTGGTTCCCACTATGTTGGCTGGCGTCGAGATTGCGGCTGAAGAGGCCGAAGACGAAGACGAGATGGAGGACGAGGCTGCTGACGAAATGGAAGCAGCTTCTCCTATGGCTGGCATGGGTGAGCGTATCATGGGCATGGCTTAAAGGACGGAGACCATAGGCTATGGCTCTCCCTACTTTAGATGCGGTGTTTGCTTCGGCGGCGGATCAGCCCCGAAGGATGATGCTGGCCCAATGGCTGGTTAATATTCAGTATTCGGGGTCGGTCGCGGATTACTACACTCTCCCAGAACAGTATCTCTGGGCTAAGATCGCCGTAGCCGCAGGCGCACCATTGGATGAGGCATCGTATATCTCTCTTCCTAAGAACTATGTCTGGAAGGCTATTTATGATGCTGTTTCGGTGTCGGGGGCTGGACTCATCCAATGGAATGAAAGACAAGCTTTGGGGCATATTGCCGCTGCCTATCGCGGAGACACGGCCAACCCCGCAAACCTAGCCACCTATATCAACTGGCCTTGGCGCTATCAAGTAGCTTCTATAATCACCAATACCGCAGTAGACACAGACGCTCAAACCTTTATCACAACCAGTGGGGCTACAGACGTTGAGGGAATAGACCAATTTGTCAAAGAAGTAAAACTATTAGGCTTGTGGAATTCTATGGTTGCTTGGCCGCTTCGCAGTAGTCAGAACGCAGGAACAGGCACCACGGCGTATTCTTTGGGAGGATTGGGCGCTTATAATGGAACATTATTTAATTCTCCTTCTTGGACAACAAGTGGTATAAATTTTGATGGAGCTAATGACTATATCAATACTTCTGTCGAGCCTTCAAATTATACAGATGGTCTTTCTGAGTTGATTGTGTTTAACGCGCCATCAGACGCTGGAAATTTTGCAATGTTTTTTGGAGACGAAGATTGGACTGTGAGCGACACTACAGCGCATAAATGTATGATAAGAAGGCAATCAACCAATAATGTTATTCAAATAAATAGTAATTTTGGAGGAAATCCAGAAACGACCTCTTCTCAAAATATAACATTTGGTCAATGGAATATGGTTCATGCCAGAGTTGTGGCTCCTTCAAACTTTATTTCCGTTAATTCAGCAGAAGAAACATCAAATACTGGAAGTGGATCTTTTTCTACTTCTGCACCAAATAATGATAGAATTGGATTCGGGGCAAGAGAAAAACTAGGCACTCCAAATCTTTTTGCAAAAATGACAGCTTCATTTGGTGCTTTTTGGGCAAATGGAACAAGTGCTTCACAAATGCAATCAATCAAATCCTTGTATAAACAAACGCTTGGTGCGGGTTTAACATTACCATGAGCATCGAAGAAATACCAAGACGTAGGGGACTTGAGCGCGGAGTAAAGCTCACGATGAGCGAGTTGATTGCGGGGATTGCTCTCCTTATTACTTTGTTTTCGGCCCTCAATGGATGGATTGTCTTGCCAGAGCAGATGCGACATATACAAACCAATGATGCAAAACAGGATGCGCGGATTGACCTAATGAATCAAGAAAACCAAACCCGCAGCGAGACCTTGGCCCGAATTGACGAACGCACAAAAAGAATCGAAGATTACTTGAAATCCAAAGGATTCTAGTCTAGCTTTAAAACTATGAAATCATTCTTTACTTACATCTTCGGGGTTCCCGCTAAAATCTGGAGTTTCTACGCTCCCATCCTTCGTGAACTCTTCGTGGATGCCGCCGCATCCCTCCTGCCTCTCGCATTGGACATCGTCCGCGAGTTGGCTGACTCTAGCAAAACTGGGTCGCAAAAACGCGAGGCTGCTGTTAAAAAGCTTACCCAAGCGGCTCTTCGTAATGGCATTGACGCTTCCGAATCCCTAATTCGCTTTACGATTGAATCGGCGGTTCAGCGCGTGAAGGTGGAGGAATAATCAAATGAAAGATAAAATCCTAGCATTTTTGGTCTCTAAATCTGGCGGCATCATCACCCCGCTTATCGCCATGGCTGTGGCGGCGGTTGTTTCTAAGCTCGCCATGATTGATCCCAAGTTGGCTGAATCTGTTGATCAGGTCAGTCTTACAGGGTTTGTTGTTGCCCTTATTCTCTCCATTGTTAATTACGTTACCAATGAGATGCAAGTCAAAGGAGTCAAAAAGATTCAAGCCTTGGTCAATACAGATGTGGATGGCGTGGCTGGGCCTGTAACCTACACTGAAGTCCGTAGGGCTATTGAGGTGCCTGCTGCCCGCAAACCAGCCCGCAAGCCCGCCTGTAGCCGCAAGAAACGTCTGTGAAGCCTCTTTCCCATGAAGTCCTCAAAGCAATACTCGTCCCCGTCCCTCCCAAAGAAGATCGCAGAAATTTCCTTGTCCGTTTATTCAGTTCCATCCGATTCTTCACCAAAGTCAAGCGGGGCGATGATGGAAAAACTTCCATCACCATCGGAGTCCGAGGTGGAACGGATTTCTAGGAATTGGGACATTGGCAAACGAGTCTGCAAATGGTAGATTGGAGAAATGCCGCCGTGTGGCAATTGATCCTGAGACTACTTGGACGAGAATCAAAGGCTGGCCCAGCGCCGTCCTTGCCGAGCTTGCCGCCCGAATCCAAGACGAACTCCGCGCCAGAGCCGAGCGTTCCAGTAGCACCCCAAAAAAAAGAAAGCCTCGCAATCGAAAAGCTCGTTGAGATTGCACTGTCTCAAGTCGGAGTCAAAGAGGTTGGCGGGAACAATAAAGGAGCCAAGATTCGGGAATATCAATCTGCAACCAGCTTAAAACCAGCAGCTTGGCCATGGTGCGCTGCCTTTACATCGTGGATAATCCGCGAATGGCTTAAAGATCCAGAGGTAGTTAAATGGCTAAACTTGAAAGTCCTTACTCCAGAGAAGTGGAGGCCAAAGACTGCTGCGGCATTCGGATATATTGAATGGGCCAAATCCCGCCCTGCAACTACCAAGATTCTGACAGAGAAAGCCAAACCCCAAGTTGGTGATCTGGTGATTTTTGACTTCTCACATATTGGAATTGTGGTCAAGGTTGGAGAGAAAAACTTCCAATGTGTGGAGGGAAATACGAACGGAAAAGGAACCCGCGATTCGACTTCAGGGGATGGTGTTTGGCTGAAGACCAGAACATCTTCATTGGTAAGGAATTATATCAGAATCAATCCATCGAAAGCGTAATGAAGGACGAGGCAAAACCCCGCAAGAAAAAAGTCTACCGCAAGCCCGAAGCAAAATCTTGCTACTATTGCGGATCAAATAATATTGAACAAATCCACGTTGCCCATGTCGGAATAATCAAGACATGCCGCAACTGCAAAGAACAGATCGATTAAGTCTATGGCCGTCCACGACGAAAGGCTCCAAAAGGTCTTGGACAAGCTATCGAAAGATCTGGTTGAATATTTCGATTCTGGGTTTATTGTGGCCACATTTGAAGAGGGACAGGAAACAAAGAACGCCTTCATTAAGTTTGGCAATGACTACGCCATTGAAGGACTGGTCTCCAACATCCACGACATTCTTTATGGGCAATCGGAAGAAGATGACGATGATGATGATTTGGATGACGGGGATTTGAAAAAAGTTATCAAAGACTCTTAATATGGCCAATGGATTACTATCCTTCAGCTTGCCCGAAGAACAGGTTGAGTTTGAGCAAGCAGTTAAGGCGGGTGATATGTATTGCGTTCTTAATGACCTTGATAACGAGCTACGCAATCATCTCAAGCACAATGCTTATCCTCATTGGAATAACGCTACTGTTGAAGAGATTCGCCAAATTTTGAACGATTTGATGGCAAGTCGGTCTATCCATTTCAACTAAACACAACACA